TAGGCCGCATGGATGACCAAATCCTCACAGACGGGGATCGTGGTTTTCGCGGTATTGATTCCTACCTGGAGCCAACAACGCTTGAGGGTGGTACGGTGGAGGCATCTGAGAATATGCGTTTGGATGGGGATCTCGCCTCTGTACGCAAAGGTGTGGAGTTTAAGGCAGGAGCGGTAACCCTTACCTATGCCGGAGATGAGCAGGTATTTGCATCCACCTTATTTAGCGATCCTGCCACGGGGACAGAATTTATCGCAGTCGCGACCAAGAATAAAGTAATACTTTGGAACGATCAGAATAACACAGGTATCGATATTGCGTACCCTGGTGGTGAAGTAGTGGCGAGTGGAGACAACGCAAGCTTTGTGCAGGCGATGGAGAAACTTATTTTGTTTCGTGGCACAGGGAAAGACCCAATGGAGTGGGATGGTGACTACACTACCCCTAGTGCCTTTGCCCTTAAAAATAATGCTTCCCCCACTGCGGGTAGGGTGGAGTGTCCAAGTACGAACTTTGGTGTATTCTTTAGTAATCGCTTAATCGTTCCCCAGCCAAGTGATTCGCAGTACACCGTGATTGCATCGGATCTCTTGGATACCGATAACTTTTACGCCGCAGAATCGCAGTTCCGTATCAATCGTGGAACTGCTGATCGTCTTGTAGGGTTTACCCCATACCTGGAGAATCAGTTACTCGTATTTTTCCGCAACTCAATCCATTTGATAAACAATATTGCCCTAACCAATTCCGCAGGAGTATTTGAGATTACCCGCCAGCGGGGATGTGTGGCCCGCAAGAGTGTAGCCGCGAGTGGGCCACAGATATACTTCCTAAGCGATGACGGTGTCTTTACCCTGCAACAAGGCTTAGACCCGGCAAAAGGCTTAGGCGTTGCAATCTCAAAGGTAAGCGGGGAAGCGATCCCATTATCCCGCCCCATACAGGATCAATTTAGAGAGACAAACTATCCCGGCCGACAAGGCGTGCGGTATCGTATTTGACAACAAGTATTACCTCGCCGTCCCCACAGGCTCAACCACCGACAACAATAAAGTTTTCATATACGATATATTAAACACCGCATGGACCTCTGTAGATTCCTTTCCCGCAGGCTTTGTAATCGATGACTTCGTTACCGTTCTTCACGGCAGTAACCCAACCAAACGCAGACTCTTTGCAGTCTCCGACAAAGGATGGCATTTAATCGAGGAAACTGCCACCGACATCACGGGAACAATCGGGAACGCCACCACCACAAGCACCGCAATAACCGCCAAGCTGAAGACCCGCTCCTTCACCCTGGGGAGTGTGGATGTAAAGAGTTGGAAGCGGGGGCAACTCGGATGCGAGGTGAGCGACGGGGATGCCTTCACGATCAAGGTAAACACAACCGACCCGGACCGGACAAACACCGTACACACCGAGAACGCGACATCGAGCGAGGAAAAGCTCATACGCTTTGGCAGTGGACGCGCTCGCGGTTACGCCGCAAATGTCGAGATTGATGTAAGTGCATCCGGGACCGCAGGTTCCCCAAGCTTTCGTCATGTTAGCATGGAAGCGATAGCAGGCGGAGCCAACGCCAGGAGGACCATCGAGTAATGGCTATTACCGCATTAGTTACACGAGGTTTTACCTTCGAAACAGGTGTGGAGCTTGACCCTGCCGGGTTAAACCAACTAGGTGAACCAACCGTCACCATACCCTCCATTACGGAAACAAGTGTTACCCTGGAGAATTTCACCGTCAGCGAATTGCCAAGTAATGGCACAGCGGGCAGGGTGGTTTATGTAAGCAATGGCGATGGCGGCAACCCCTGCCTTGCGGTGGATGACGGCACAAGTTGGTTGCGTGTAAACTTGGGAAGTGCAGTCAGTGCATCCGATGCAGACGAATACCTAATGGCAGAATGAAGGTAGACGAATTATTCAAAGCAGGTCCACATACCGTGGATTGGGATCGTGTGGCACGGGAGTCATTCCCGCTCTTTGCACTTGCCAAGGATATAAAGGATAATGGCATAAAAGAACCCATCCTCTTAAAGGACGGCAAAGTGGCAGACGGTATCCACCGCATCTTTGTGCTTTGGCTCATGGGGTACGAAGGGGACATTCCAACCAAGGAGGTGCAGTCATGAACATCATGGAACGAGTAAGTGGTTTATACAAAGAGTGCGGGATGGATATGTTTTCGGATATATCCACCTACCTCACCTATGGCTATATGCACAAGACCCCCACAAGCTTTATCCTGGCGAAGACCGTGGATAAGGACAGCGACACTCCACCAGCAGAACAATGGGGTACTTTAAAACCCAACGCCTGGTTTGTACACATGGCGGTGGGGGAAGAATGCGTAAAGCATTGGATTAACCTTATGCCCTTCAAACTCCCCTATGTTGGTTGGGCGAGGCAGAACAAAAAAAGACCCATCAAATTTTACGACTTAAATAAAATATCTCGGAGGAAATAAATTATGTCAGGACCTAGTTACAACGCACCCGCACAACCCACCTATGGCGAAGGTATGGCAGATGCTATGAAGGCGCAAATGGAGCAACTGCTAGGGCAGGGTGATTTTGCTGATATATATGCCGATGCCGGATTCGCAGGAGGTAACCTCGGTGATATTATCCGAGAAGTAGAGGCTCCCCTCCGCCAACAAACCGCACAGACTGACACCGATGTTTTGCGTCAGACCCTTCTTGGTAATCAAAGAGAGATACAAGTCGAGCAAGACCCGGATACCGGGAAGTTTGGTATCGCAGGCGCCGAGGTTGTAAAAGGTAAGGACGGGAAAGCACAGACCGCAGGTGGTGGAAGGTATCAGATAGTTCAACTTAATGGCCCTCAAAACAATGTTAGTTCAGAACGAACCCATGGCCGCCCACTCCATAGAGAAGCTAAATATGCGATTATTGATACAGAAACAGGTGGTATCACTGAAACGGTTGGAGGCAGGCTTTATGAACGCCCCCCCGGCCGTAATGAAACTAATTACTATGATAATAACAGAAACTACATAGGGCGTGATAATACCCCGGTCACAGCCGAAGATTATCTTACGCAGGCGGCATCTAAACTTAAAAAGCTTCAGGAAACCATCGACACAGGTGGCGATGTAGCCCAAGAATTTACCTTTGAAAACCCCTACACCGGAGAACCCCTAGAGGAAGGGCAGACGGTTACCATCCGCGATGAAGACGGTATGATTGACCTTCTCGGTGACAGGCGAAATGTTCAAGAGTTTACCACCCGCCAAGCTACGCAGGAAGATGTGGATGCAGGACTCGCATCAGAAGTAGGCGAGTCAATCACCGAGCAAACCGGTAACCGCCAGGCAGGGTTTGATGAGACGGGTAAATTTCTTGGCCTCTCCGCGATGGCAGAAGACATACAACGCGGCAACCTCTCCCGCCAGCGCGAGGCCGACCTTGCGGATGTGGAGAGATTGTCCGGCAGGTTTCAGAATGTCATGGAGGATTACAAGCCTGCCGCTACAAGCGGATTGGATGATGCCCGTCTTCTGCTTGAGCAACAGCGCGAAAACCTCACAGGATTACGCAAAGCCACACAAGAGGATGTGGATCAAGGGTTGGCAACAGAGGTGGATGAGATGATTCAGACAGGCCGAGAAGACCTTGTTACCATCCCCGCAGATAGCACCTATGGAGGCGATGTAACCGGGCAGACCATGACCGCCGCAACTATTGGTGCATCTCCAACCCTTAGCGCGGCTACATCCTACGACCCATCCGCAGGTGTAACAGGCGGAACATTCGATGCAGGCACTTCTTACTCCGCTTCCCAAGTAGTTGATCCACTAAGCCTTACAGCCGCAACTTCCTTTGACCCATCCGCAAGCGTGCAAGGGCAATCTTACACCGCCACTCAAGCGGGTGACCCAATGGCACTTACAGCGGCTACAAGTTACGACCCATCCGCAGATGTAACAGGAGATGGATACACCGCGACCGCAGGACTTGAGGGTGGAAATATCGGAGCAGATGCACTTCGTGCCGCACTACTTGCAGACGCAGAGACAGCACTAGGACAGGGATTGACCGAGCGTGAGCAGGCAAGTATTTCAAACGCCGCTCGTGCAAGATCCGGATTAATGGGAAGGACTTTCGACCAGGCAGGTGCAATCGCAGAAGCACAAGCTTTAGTGGCAGAAAACAATGCCCGCCGAATGCAGAACCGCGGATTCGCTCAAACTGCACTTGGACAAGAGGCAGATATTCAGCGAGATGACTTAGGGCGTGGGTTGCAAGCATCCATGCAAAATCAAGCCGCTCTTAACCGAGCCGCAGAATTTGGAGCATCCCAGGGAATGCAGGCACAACTCGCCAACCAAGCGGCTACTAATCAAGCTCTTCAAGCGGGTATGCAGGCCGGTCTTTCCCAGGAAGCACTTGCCGCTCAACAGAAGCAGGCACAGGAGTTTACAAATATGGCGGCTCAAAACCGAGCCGCAGAGTTTGGGGCAACAACTGCAATGGAAGCGCAAAGGCTCAATCAAGCCGCAACCAATCAAGCACTTAGTCAAGGACTACAAGCAGGACTGTCCCAAGAAGCGTTAGCCGCACAGCAGGCACAGGCAAAAGCACTAGCAGATGCAAGTGCCATAAATCAAGCTTCTCAGTTTGGCGTATCTGCGGGATTACAGCAGGAGGCTACCGCCAACCAAGCTAACCTACAAGCACAACTCGCCAATCAACAAGCAACCAACCAGGCCGCTCAGTTCGGAGTAGGTGCGGGTATGGAGCAAGACGCACTAAGCGCCCAACTAGGACAGCAAACCAATCTAGCACAAGCGGAACTTAACCAACAAGCAAATGCCTTCGATGCAGATGCCGCCATGCGAGCCGCCACGATAAACCAAGGGCAACAACAACAAGCCAACCAATTCGGAGTAGGCGCGCAGATGGATGCTGAACGCTTAAACGAATCACTCCGCCAACAGG